ACCAATAGTATTAAAACTTAATTTTCCAGGCGATTCTTTAATTTCTTTATAATTATCATATACTAGTCGTAGTGCAGGTGTTTGACAACGCCCAGCACTTAAAGCATTTTTACTATTTGAAACAATATGTTTCCATAATAATGGAGTTATAGTAAAACCCACAATTAAATCTAAAATTTGGCGACCTTGTTGAGCATAAACTAAATCTAAATTTATTGTTCTTGGATTAGCAATAGCATTTTTAATTGCCCGTTCAGTAATTTCATGAAAAACTATGCGTTTAGTATTTGCTATATTTAAGTTAAATACTTCGGCAATATGCCACGCAATTGCTTCGCCTTCTCGGTCATCATCTGTTGCTAAAATTACTTCTTTAGCACCATTAATGACTTTGCGCATTTTAGTAATTTGAGATTGTTTAGAGTCAATAATATTAAAAGTTGGTTTATAATTATTTTTAAAATCTATTTGATTTAAATTTGAGAGATGAGTTATGTGTCCATAAGAACCAATAACTTTATAATTAGTTCCCAAGAATTTTTCTATTTTTCCACATTTTGCTGGAGATTCTACTATTAATAAAGTATAGGTCATTAATAAGTTATAAAGTTAATTAATCATTAAATTATTTTTTATCAATTCTTTTTTTTTAATTGTTTTTTCTATTGTTTTTTTATTGTTTTTTCTATTGTTTTTTTATTGTTTTTTCTATTGTTTTTTTATTGTTTTTTCTATTGTTTTTTTATTGTTTTTTATATTCTATTAAGTATTATTAAGTATTATTATTATAACTATTATAATTATTAATATTTATAGTATATAATAATTATAAATGTCTTGTAAAAAGTTAATGTGTAAATATAAATTAAATGATAAATCTATAACTAGAAAATGGTTAAAAATAAATCATCCCGATAAAGGAGGTACTATTAATAGTGATGATTTTAACAAAATATTAGAATGCTATCAAAATAATGAATTTTGTAATTCGGCAAGTCAAACAAAGAAACAAACAAATAATCAAACACATCAAAAAAATAAAAACCCAAAATATAAAAGCACATTCAGAGCCACAAGAGCTAGAATATTTAGTTGTATGCGAAAAACAGCTAATTTTAGTAAAATAGTTGGTTATCATAAATTTGATAAATCACTATATGATCCAAATAAATTAAATCTAGACTTAGTAGAGGCTTCGCCTAAAATGATGCAATTATTAAATAATATTAAAGAACTAGATGCTCAAGATCAAGTAAATCATGGTCATAAATTTAAACATTTTATATTTTCAGATGTAAAAGAAGGTGGTTATGGGGCAAAAATAATAGCATCCGCATTTCAGGCAAATGGTTATAATAATATAATCAAAGCAAAAAAGGGGAAAAAACAAAAATTAAATTTATATTTAGATGTTCAAAACTCTAATTATAAAAATTTTGCTTTATTGTGTTCAAATACTATTTATGATACTACTTTCAATGAAAAAATTAAAAAAGAAGTCTTAAAAACCTTTAATGAACGTCCAGCAAACATAAATGGAAAAAATGTAAGATTAATAATTTTTGATAGCGGTTTTAAAGAAGGGATTGATTTGTTTGATGTAAAATATGTTCATATTTTTGAACCTTCATTAACTATTGCTGACTTGAAGCAAACAATAGGGCGTGCCACAAGAACATGCGGTCAAAAAGGATTGCCATTTCAAGAAAATATTGGATGGCCTTTATATGTATATAATTATTATTTAACAGTGCCTGAAATTGTAAGTAGTTCACTATATACTAACAAAGCATTACTAAATGATGAGGATGAACCAAGTGATGAAGAAGTAGTGTTATTCAAAAATATGGAAAAATATAATGATGCTACGTTAAGTTATAGTACATATGATAAAGCAATGAATTCATTATCAGAACAACTATATAATTTAGCACCTATGTTGGCAGTTGATTATGAATTAACACAAAATATGCATAATGTTAGTGACTTAAATAATGAGTTTATGAATAGTGATTATTATTTAATGGGTGGTGCTAATAAATATAAAAATCCAAATTCTAAATCTAAATTTTTCAAAATAGATTATATTAAATGTCACGGAAAATGTGGTAAAAAAAATACTAATGATATACCTATAAGTGCTGACTTTATGATATATGTATATAAAAAATATAAACATCCTAGCAAATTATTGACTACTAATAAATCAAATAAGCGTCAATTTTTATGTGATTATATGAAAAATTTGGACAATAAATATTGCTCTCAACTAAATTTTGAATGGGCAAAACGATATACTAAAATTCCAGATATTATTGAAAATACTAAAAATTTACAAGCAATGAAAAATGAATTAAATGCTTTAGAATTAAAAATAAATGATGATGCTGATGATGACAATAAAATATATCCATTAGTATTATATGAAGGCAAAAAAAATAATCAATCTTACAAATTAATTACTAAGTCTATGAACTCTAATAAATCTTCTAGAAAACATAAATTTTCCAAATTAAATTTTACTAAAATGAGAGATTATATAAAAAAAACATATTATGTTAAAGAATTTGTATGGGAAAAGATGGTTATAGAAAATAAATGCTTACCAAATCCTAATCCTAATGCTAATGCTACAAATAAGATTGAATTAAATCCTACACAAAAATTTATAACACATTATTTTACTCCTGATTCACCTTATAAAGGACTTTTGTTATGGCACTCGGTTGGAACTGGTAAAACTTGTACTGGTGTAGCAACAGCAACAACAAGTTTTGAGAGACAAGGTTATTCAATATTATGGGTCACACGAACAACTTTAAAGAGCGATGTTTGGAAAAATATATTTGACCAAATATGCCACACCATTATATTAGATGAAATTGAAAAAGGATTAATCATTCCGGAAAATATTAATGAACGCAAAAAATTACTATCAAAAAGTTGGTTAGAACCTATGTCATATAAACAATTTAGCAATTTATTGGCCGGAAAAAACAAAATTTATGATATATTACTTGAGAGAAATGGGTCAACAGACATATTAAAAAAAACACTTATAATTATTGATGAAGCACATAAATTATATGGCGGAGATTTAAAAGCATCAGAGCGTCCAAATATGGAAATTATGGAACACTTAATAAGCAATAGTTATAAAGTATCTGGTTTTGATTCGTGTAAATTATTAATTATGACCGCAACTCCTTTTACTAATAGTCCTCTTGAATTATTTTCGCTAATTAATCTTTTTATAGAGCATGAGTCTGATAAAATAACTACAAATAAAGAAGAATTTAAAAAACAATTTATGACATCTGATAATATATTAAGTACTAATGGAGTTAAACTTTTGGCAAATAAATTAACTGGACTTATTAGTTATTTAAATAGGGAAAAAGACCCAACACAATTTGCACAACCTATTATGATTAATGTTCCAATATTAATGACACATATTGAAACAGAAGAATTGAGAGATGCGGTTTATTTAAATAAAAAATTTGATAATGTTGCTAATGATGTAGAGGAGCAAATTGCTTCTTTAAAAAATAAAATTAAAAATATGAAAATTGAATATAAAGCAAAGAAAGCATCATTAAGCGAGTCAAAAGCGTCATATTCTAAAGAAGAATATAAAACTTTAAATAATGATTTAAAAGTTTTATTAAATAATATAAAAGATTTAGAAGAAGAATTGAATAATTATAAAGACACTAAGTTTGACTCAGCTATGAAAATAAAAGAACTTAAAGAAAAAGTAAAAAAAATTAAACATTCATTACTTCAAGAATATTTATTATATACAAAATGTGCCCATTTAATTTATAAAAATAATACACGTAAAAATAAGAATAATTCACATAAAACTTATAAACTTATTAAATAAATTTTTTTAATTTAAAATGCAAAAATATATATTTTTATTTAGAAGTAAATAAATATATAATTATTTAGAAGTAAATAAATATATATAATTATTTAGAAGTAAATAAATATTATAACATTTTTAATTATTATAATATTTAATTATTATAATATTTAATATATATATAAAATGACTGCTGCGTCTTTAACAGAAGAAGATCAAGGAGGTATTGAATCATATGAATCTGGCTCTGGTTTAGCATATTCTACATATGGTGGTAAACGTAGAACACGTAGAACACGTAGAACACGTAGAACACGCGGAAAAAGAAATTCCAGAAAAAGATCGCAAAGAAAATCAAAAAAATATATGAAAAAAATGTACAGAGGTGGCAATAATGATGAAAATAACGAAGAAAAAGAACAATCACAACAATCACAATCAGAAGAATCAAGAGAACAAAAACAAGATCAAGATGGTGGCAAACGTAGACGTAAAGGCAAAATACACAAAGGAAAATCACGCAAAGGAAAAGTTAGCAAATGGATAACTCATGTCAAAAATTTTTCAAGAGCCAACAAAATGGATTTTAGAGATGCGTTAAAAGATCCTAAATGCAAAGCATCATATCACAAAATGAAATAAATAATATAGACTAATACATACGTGCTAATATATAATATTATAAAAAATATTATATGTTATAAAAAATATTATATGTTATAAAAAATATTATATGTTATAAAAAATATTATAAAAATACTTATTTACTTATTAATTTACGAACTTTCATTAATTCTAGTGCTGGACTTGCTCCTTTAGTTTGTTTAAAAACATTAATTAACGCATCACCTGTTAATATTAAGATTTCTCTTAATTCATCATTTTGTGTAAATTTTGAATACAATGCTTTTTCCAATAAACCCGACTCTATTTTCTTAAATTCCTCATCATTAAGGATTACACTTTTAACAGACTTTTTAACAATATTAGAATTATATAATTTTAACGCATCTTCACTATTTGTTCCAACTTCTCCATTTTTCATAAATTTGCTATATAAATCAACCAATTCTTTAAATCGAGAACCCAACATATAATGTTTTACACTTGCCCAATTATTTCCATCAATTACTAGATTAGGAACTAAATAATCATTATCTAATTTTTTACGCCATTCTGGATACTTTTTCTTATTATTTAATTCTAAAACATTTTTCGATGTTTTTAATTCTGGTTTTATAGATTCTCCACTACCTTCACCTACTTTTTCGTGTTTTGATTTACTATATATTTGAATAATTATTGAATCACTATAATCTTGTGATTTAGGAGTTTTAGTATTTACTAAAGAATCATACTTACTAGTTTTACTAATAGTTGATGTTTGAACCCCATTTGTATTAGCAAATGCTTTAAAATCAGGTATTAAAACATATAGTCCAGCACCTTTTTCCATACATTTTTCTAAAACCAATTCTTTTATTCTATATGGTAATTCGTTAAATGTTAATGCTCCGCGTTTTATATTTTTATCATAAGTTATTAACTTATAATGAACACCTTTAATATAATCGGTCATTATGTAATAAGATGGTTCAAAAATGCCTTGTGTTTGTAATTTTTTATCAGCTTCAGAACATTGTAACACTAGTTCTTTTTCGCCACTTAAAAAATGGTCTTGTGATAAAACAATAAATTTCACTTTATACAATCGCTCTAATGTTACTAGTGCCCAATTATCTGCCCAATATTTGCCGCCTACTTCTATTATTACTTTTTTTAAATCGTCTATTGTTTCTACATCTTTCATAAATTCAAATTCTCTTGTTAATTCTTCTAATTCTTTGTTTTGATCACTAATTGAAGACATACTATCAAAATTAGATTTAGCATCACTAATCATTTTTATTTTATCGGGACCATCGGCAGTTGCTGTAATCATCTTTTTTAATGTATAATGTTTTTTTTTATGTTCTTTTAATTTGGTTTCTGATGTTTTCATGTTATTATAAAATAATCCAAAAAACTCTTTATAAGTTGCTAATATTTCTTCATCAACTTCATTTGCTAATTTTTCACGAATTAATTTGACCGATGTATCTATTTTCACACTTCTTAACGCATCTCGTAAAACCGCAAAAAAACAATCTCCGCCTCCTTCATTATCTACTATCTCATATTTATTGCTTCTTAAATAATTATTAATCCATTTTTGTGATGGATCTTCTTCATATTTACTCATTTCATAATCACTTTCCTCTTTTGTTTGACTGTTTAGTTCCATTAAATCATAGCCTGTAGTTGAAAGTTTTTGTTGTTTTTCATCATCATCATTCTCATCATCATCCTCATCACTAGTAATGCTTTCAATAGTACTAATATTAGAATCATTATCACTACTATTAAAATCACTAGCATTAGACATAGTTTCAAATTTATCAATTAATTCATAATTATTCATAATTAATGGTTTGGCAAAAGAAAATATGATTGGTTCAGACATTTTATTTAAATCAACATCCCCATTAGCATCTAATAATGAAGTATAGTCACTATTATTAGTTTCATATATACCTATTTTTGATACAACTGAACCATTATTTGCTAAATAAATATTAAAATATATAATATTATTGCTTAAAAAATCAAATCTAGGTGTTCCTAACACGAATTTTATATGTTTATTATATATTTTTGCATTATATACAAATGCTTCGTGATTTAAATCAGATTTATCTATATTATTTATAATAGCATATTCTACTTTGCTATCAATATTAGATGTAATCATTTATATATTATTATTTATTTTTATAAATGTATTTTTAAACTATTATATTAATTATATTTATTGTTTTTGTTATTAAAATTAAACCAAAATATATTTTTTATATTTATCTTGAATATCCATTAATTTGAATTTTATTTTGTTTGTATAACAAATATAGTTACTTTTATTAACTAATAGTAAATTAATAGTTTCATATAGTTTTAAATGTGAATCTATTTTTTTGATAATTCTTATTTCTTTAAATAATTCATTATATATTGTTATTAAAAACTCTAATATATTTTCACAATAAGCACTATTGTTTTCAATTTGTAAATTAGTTATGAAAAATTCAGTTAAGAGTAAAACAAATTCTTCAATAATATGTGTATTAATAAATAATTTAAACAAATAATCATTTGTTTCTACATTTTCTAATTCATAAACAAATAATTTTTTATAAATATTTATTATAAAAATTACAAAGCATTTATATTTATCATTATTTTTATTTAATGAAAACTCATCTTCGCCTTTATTATTTGTACATTTAATAGTTTTTTCAAAATTAGAAAATTCTTCATATTTTTCTTTTAATAAATTATATAAAAATATGTTTTCTAACTTATAATTTTTAGTATTATAAATAGCAAGCAATGAAAAGAAAATATTAACATATATTGAACTATAAGACAAATTATTATAACAAATATAATCAATTATATAATTGTCCATAGAATATAATTCATCTATGCTTTCATCAATGCTTGACTCTAGCAATTCATTATAAATAACTAAAAATTCTTTTTCTAATTTATTATAATTGGATGGTGATAATTTATTTAATAATGCTTTTATATTACTTTTAGCAATATTTATTTTAGTTTTATCAATTGGAACTTTTCTAACAGGAATAATAGTTGGTTGTATTGATTTATTATATTTATTTAATAAATTGAAATCTTTTGATCCATTATAACTATCATATTTTTTATATTTTGATTTTTTCTTTAATTTATTATCAGATTCTTGCTCATAATTATTTAATGATAAATCATTGTTAATTGTTATTAATAATGTATCTAATAAACTTTGAACACAATGTTCTAATTTTTTATGTTCCAAAGTTTTATAATAATTATTAATAAATTGTGTATCATAAATTAACATATAATATTATAATTAATAAATTATAATAATATTTTTTTAATTATTTTCGTTATATTAATATTTATAAAGTAATTGTTATTATTATTAATAAGATGAATTTTATTAACACACTAATGAATTTTTATGAAGACTCTAATTTTAATACTAAAGAAAAATATGTAGATTCTTTCAAGTTGCCTATTGAATATTTGGAGAATTCAAGTGTTCAACTTTTAAACAACAATATTATTAATGATTTAGAATTAGTAAAAACCAAATCACCTTTAAGTGATGTATCAAATATATGTGACAACACTAATGAATCATATAATTTATATTATCATGTTTTTGATCCTAAGAATATATTTGAAAAAATTATTATTAATAAATGGTCTAAATATTATACAAATAATGTTGATTTTTTATTAGAAACGCAATTATTATTAAAGAATTATAATACTTTAAAAAAAGTAGAATTTAGCGAAAACACAACCGTTGTTCAAGATGATGCACTATATAATAAATGTGAAGATGTTATATTTGATAATGGATTTATAAATAATTATCAATATATTGACATACCATTATTAAGTAATTTTAATAATAATAGTTTATGCTTACAATTTTTAAGTATCTATAATCTCTCATCCCCTGTTTTTTCTTTGCTTATTCCAATATTATTTCTTTTACTCCCTTTTTTCATAATAAAACTACAAGGACATAAAATAACATTTGGACTATATTTTGAACACTTAAAAAATGTATTTTCCAATCATATTATTGGTCAATTATTTACTTCATTTAGTAAAACTAATTTTACAAATAAAATTTACTTGCTTTTTAGTTTTGGGTTCTATATTTTTCAAATGTACTTAAATTTCACTAGTTGTATTAAATATTTTACAAATATTAAATATATTCATGAAACTTTATATGATTTAAAACAATATATTGTGACTTCTTTAAATAAATATAAAAATTTCTTGAAATATTCTAAAGATTTAGTTAATTATAAATTTTTTAATGATGCTATTAACAAAAATATAAGTATTTTTACATCTTATTTAGATGATTTGAATAAAATTACACCATATACTTTAAATATTCATAAATTAGTAGAATTAGGACACTTAATGAAATGTTTTTATTGTTTAAATAAAAATGAAACTATTATAAATAGCTTATATTTTTCATTTGGATTTAATGGTTATTTGAAAAATTTAGAAACATTGCAAAACTTTATAAATAATAAAGTTATGAATTATTGTAATTATAATAATTCTAAACCTACCTCTTTTAAAGATGCTTATTTTGCTAACTTAAATACTATAGAAACTTCTACTAAAGAAATTTGCACTAAAGAAATTTACATTAATGAAACTAATAACAAAAATAGTAAAGCTAATAAAACTAAAATTGTAAAAAATTCATATTCACTAGATAAAAATATAATTATTACTGGTCCAAATGCTTCTGGTAAAACTACTTTGTTAAAATCAACATTGTTTAACATTATTTTATCTCAACAAATAGGGTGTGGATTTTATAATAGTGCCTCAGTAAAAATATACGATTTTATTCATTGCTATATAAATATTCCAGATACTGGAGGACGTGATAGTTTATATCAAGCTGAAGCTAGACAATGTAAAAATATATTAGAAGCAATTGAAAACAATAGTTCCAAAAATCACTTTTGTGTATTTGATGAATTATATAGCGGTACTAATCCAGATGAAGCAATTAATAGTGCTTATGGTTATTTAAATTATTTAAATAAATTTAATAATATAGATTATGTTTTAACAACACATTATACTAAATTATGTAAAAAATTAAATAAACAAAATAATAATTTATACATGAAAGTAAATACTAATTCTAAAGATTTTGAATATACTTATAAAATAAAAAAAGGTATTTCAAAAGTAAAAGGAGCAATGAAGGTACTTAAAGATTTAAATTATCCAGAAAATATTATTACAAATATGAAAAATTAAATATATTATTCGTTAAACAATACTTAAAATAATATAATTATACATTAATATAAATGTCAATTTTATTTAAATTTATAGATTCAGGATTTTTATTAACTTTTGGATTAATTTTATTAATAAGTGGAGGAATTATGTTATATTGCTATAGAAGACTAAATTTATTAGAAAAAAGTGTTATTGAGCATGGTAAAATTTTACAAAACTTTATTATGAACTATAATATTCAAATGCAACATTTTAGTTTATTAAATAAATCTATGTCTACTAGTAATACTACTAATAATGTTGAAAATACTAGAAGTGAATATGTAGAATTTGATAAAGTTAAGAAAATTAATTTAGGGGAAAAAATATCTGTATCAGATAATGAAGATGAAGATGACGAAGATGAAGAAGATAAAGATGACGAAGATGAAGAAGATAAAGATGATGATGAAGAAGATAAAGATGAAGATGATGATGATGACGAAGCCGATGATGATGATGACGAAGCCGATGATGATGATGACGAAGCCGATGATGATGATGACGAAGCCGATGATGATGACAAAAACAAATTAGAAAATTTAACTATTGTTAATAATAAATTAGAAGATTTAGAAGATTTAATAACTTCAGAAAATATTGAAGTAAACGAACAAACTATATCAAGTTTTGATGATGAAACATTTTTAAAAAATTTACCTATAAACTTAGATTCATTTACATTAGATAATACAAATAGTAATCCAAAAATAATTAATTTAGAAAATATTCAAGATACAAATGATAAAACAGGTGAAAGAAAAAATTATTCAAAAATGAAGGTAGATGATTTAAAAACTTTGGTTGTAACAAAAAATTTAATAGATAATGAAAGTGCTCAAAAAATGAAAAAGTCTGATTTAGTAAAACTATTACAAAAATAATAAAAATTTATAATAAAATGAGCATACTTTTTATAAAATAAGTTTTAATATAAAATCTATAAAAAATTAATATTATTACATAATATAATATTAATTTTATGAGTTGGGGAACTTGTTATAGTGGTTCAAATAATATTCACTTTAATTTTCCTCCTTTAATGGAGGACTCTAGATTATTTAGCAATTATTATTCATCGGCACTCAACGATAGTGTTTTTCAAAATAATAAAAATATAAAAAATAATAGTGACTATAGGAAATACTTACAAGTAAATGCTGATATTATTATAAAAAATAATCAATATGTTTCTATTGCTGAATGTGGAATAAATACAAATTATAACTCTGAACCTTTAGTATCTAATCAAACTCCTTATATTTTTAACTCAATTTTATCTCGTGATCAACCATATGGTTATGAAACAAGTGACTTAAAAAATATATATTTATCTAGGCAACAATTGGATGCGCAAAAACATGTATCAAAGTATGTAATTAATGCTAATTAAAAATATTTTATTATATTTTATAATATTTTATTATATTTTATAATATTATATAATATTATAAACTATGAATTTTTTTGATGGTTTGATGACACCTTTAAATAAAGGTCATTGTATGTATTTTTATGTTTTAGGATGGGCGGCTTTGGCATTAGCATTTTTAGCAATAATTGTAGGACTAATAGCCATATATAAAAAGTATTACAAAATGCTAGTTTTCGCAATATTATATTTTTTTATCTTTATATTAGGGTATTATCTTTATAGATTAAACTATTCAGTATGCTTAGCTGCTAATAAATAAACTTTTATTATAATATATAGAAATAAATAAATATTATATAATTAATTATATAATATTTGTAATAATAAATATAATATTAATGAAAATATTAAGCATAGATATAGGCATTAAAAATTTGGCATATGTGATTTTAGAATGTGATGCTATACATAATAAAAATAATACTAATGAATTTAAGGATTTTAAAATTATTAAATGGGATGTTATAAATTTATGTAACAAATTAATTTCTTGTAATGAAAAATGTTGCTCAAAAGAAGCAAAATTTCATAAAGACAATATTTTTTATTGTAAAAATCATACAAAAAAATCAGAATATAGTTTACCAACATGTAATATTAAAACATTACATAAACAATCTGTTGCTAATCTCTCAAAACTAATTGAACAATATCAAATTAAAATAGAAAAACCTATTAATAAAGCTTCATTAATAAAATTATTAGAAGAATATTTAAACACTACGTGTTTTGAAGCAATTGAAAGTGTTAATGCAAACAATGTAAATTTAATAGATATAGGAATTAGTATAAAAAACGAATTAAATGAATTATTTAAAAATTTTGACTTATCTACTATTGACCAAATTATTTTGGAAAATCAAATAAGTCCTATTGCTAATAGAATGAAAACTATTCAGGGCATGATATCTCAATATTTTATAGATTGTAATAATTATAATATTAAATTTATTTCGGCTACAAATAAACTAAAACCATTTATCAATAAAGAAAGTAAATATATAAATGGTTTTAAAGATTTATGCGAAATTGATGAAGTTAAAGATGTTAAAGAAGCTAAAGAAAACAAAGATAAAAAATTATCATATAATGAACGAAAAAAACTTAGCATTTATTATACAAAACAACTATTAGAGCAAAAAAATATGTGTCTTGAACATGCTTTCTTTATTAAACATTCAAAAAAAGATGATTTGGCAGATTGTTTTTTACAAGGAATTTATTATTTAGAAAACTTTAATGTACTAAAATAATTAATATGTTAATAATATGTTAATAATATGTTAATAATAATTAATATATAATATATATTGCGGAGTATTTAAAAATTAAACTTCTAGTTTTATCATAATAGTTTTAATGGATATTGTAGAAATAGAACCCGAAACTTTGAATATTGATAATTTTCAAATTCCAGAATTTAAAATAAATGATCCAGATGTAGAAGAAATTATATCAAAAAAACCATCTTCTAATTTTGGAGGTGGTATTGAGTTATTAATGAATGGAAAAAATATAACTGATAAAAAAACATCAACATCAATAGATATTGAAGACATTACTAGTTTAGAAAATGAATTAAATGATTTAACAGATAATAACACTTCAAAACAATTTGACGACAAATTAAAATTAAATACTACTATAGATTCAAATAATAAAAAAGAAATAAATTATAATCAATCAACAAGTGCCAATAAAAAATCTATTTTTGGAGGTTTATTTGGTGATTCTAAAAACAATGGTTCAAATGTTAAACCTGTTACAAAAAATAATGATAATGACGCAGCAAATTTAGGAAAATCAACAGCAAATATGAATGAAAATAAAACATGGGATGGATTTGGTAAATTTAATAATGTACCTATTAACTTAGACAAAGCACAAGAAAAACCTGAATTAACTAAAGAAGAAGAATTAAAAGAAAAGTTCAAATATTTACGCAAGTTAGAAGACCTAGAGAAAAAGGGAGTTTCGCTTAGCAAGCGCTATAATATGGATTCTAATTTAAATGAAATGATTGGAGAATATGAAACTATTATTGCCGAAAAAGAAAAATCAAACGCAATTAAATTTCAAGGAAAAATGTTAATGGCTTGTATAACTGGATTAGAGTTTTTAAATAATAAATTTGATCCTTTTGATATTAAACTTGATGGTTGGGGTGAGCAAATAAATGAGAATATTGATGAATATGATGAAATTTTTGCCGAATTACATGAAAAATATAAATCTAAAGCAAAAATGTCTCCCGAATTAAAATTATTGTTTCAATTAGCCGGTTCAGGAATGATGATTCATATGTCAAATACACTATTTAAATCTTCTATGCCTGGAATGGACGATATTATGCGTCAAAATCCAGAATTAATGAAACAATTTACTCAAGCTGCGGTTAATACTATGGGTCAGTCTAAACCTGGATTAGGCGGATTTATGAATGGACTATTTGGAAATAATGGTTCTAATCCTGGATTTGGAGCATCAATGCCACCAAATGTTAATTCAGGACCTCCGCCACCACCTGTTGAGTCTAAATTACCCGAACGCAGTCAAAGAGTGCAAAATATAATAAATCGCCCAGATATTATGTCGGCACGTGGCATGGAAATTGATAATGGTGAAGGTAATCCTTATAATGAACAACGTATTACACGTCCTGAAATGAAAGGTCCTTCTATTGCTCCTCCCAGTCAAAACATTGCGTCACTATTAAGTGGTCTAAAAACTAAGCAAGTTGATGTTAATGATAAAAGAAATAATGAATCTAGCACTATTAGTATTGAAGACTTGAGAGATTTAACAAATGCTAAAATACCAACAAAATCTAAACGCAGACAGCGAAGTGACAAAAATATTGTGAGTTTAGATATTTAAAATATTGTTTAATATTTTAACATTAAAACATTAAAATATTAAAAATATATAAGTAATTATTTTTAATATATATTAAATGGAGGTCGTATTTTTACCAAGTGGTAGATTAGGAAATGCTATTTTTCGATATTTAGCTTGTTGTATTTTATCTATTAAATATGGATATCAATATAAAAATTTTTCTGCCGAATCATTTAATATTAATAATTATAAACATGTTTCTGAAGAAGAAATTAAGAGTATTCTTTTAAATAAAAAAATAGATTTGCCACCAAAAATTTTATTAAAAGAATTTTATCAACATGATTATATCCAATTTAAAAAAGAAATAATTGATTACATAGAAAAAAATAAACATTTACATACTATTAGTACTGAAGAAACATTTTTTTTAAAAGATTTAATAGATACTCCTGTTAATTTTAATAAATACTATGATATTGTTATACATTTAAGACTTGGTGATTTTATAGAAACTAATTTTCCTTTTAGACTAATAATTAATTTAGAGTATTATTATAAATTATTTAATACATTAGATTTAAAAAATAAAAAAATAGTATTACTTAGTGATAATATAAAAACTGTATTTGAAAAAAATTATATAGAACAATTGATAAATTATTTTAAAGTAAATAATTTAAATATTGCTTATGAAAATAATGATATTTTAACTGATTTTCATATAATAAAAAACGCAGAAATAGTAGTTTGTTGTATGTCATCATTTTCATGGTCGGCAGTATTATTATCAGATAAAGTTAAAACTTGCTACTTTCCAGATTATCCAATTATTGATAAAAATAATTGGTTATCAATTAAAAAACCTTGTGAAAATACATTATATTATAAATTTTATTAATAAATATTAATAAATATTAATAAATATTAATAAATATTTATTAATAGAAAATAGTATGGTATTTACTTGTGATTTTTGTAATAAAGACATTTCTGAATATTGTACTTTATATTTTGGATTTGATTGTATGTGCTGTAGTAATCATTGTCGTTCACAAGTTATTCAAATAAATTTACAAATTGATCCAAAAATGAATAGTCCGCATACTTGGTTTATACATAAATTAAGAGCTGAAAAAAATAAAGACAATAATAAATTATTACCAAAAAATCAATCATTAATAAATTTATTAACACAATTAGTAATGTAAAAATCTTATGTAATTTCTAACTCCTCATTTTTTGAATCATTATTTACACTAATGCTAGGTTTTTTAATATTTAATTTGAGAATTCCTTTGTGCATTTTTTGCTTATATGATAAACAATCATATGGTACTTTCATATAAATAGTTGTTTTATCTTTTGTAACAGCAATAGTATACATACGCACCATACTATAACTTATAATATTAAATTATAATATTATAATTTAATAATTTTAAATAATTATAATATATTATTTAAATTTTATACTTTAAAATTATATAGTTAATAATAACAATGATAAATAAATATCCTATAAATTCTGATTATAGTAATTTAGAAACATATATAATAAACTTAGATACTACTATAAATAATTATACTAAACAATTACCATATTTATTAAATCTTGGTTTAATAGTAGAGAGATTTAGCGGAATTAATGCTTTAAAAGATGAACACTTGAAGCCCGAATATAAGCAATATATTTCAAGTTATGCTAAATATTTTGCCCCAAAATCTGTAATTGGTTGTGCTTTAAGTCATATATTGTGCTGTAAGCATATAAAGTCTAATTATAGTAAAAAAACAAATGCTAATGTGCCATTTTTTCTAATAATGGAAGATGATGCTTTTCCATTGTATAATAAAGAAGAATTTTATGAACTCCTTAATAAATCATTATATGAAATACAATTATTAGATAGTAATTGGGATATTATACAATTACATAGTGATTGTATTTTACCAACAAAGGATACATACAATACACATATTGCGTGTGGAAGTACCGCAGCTTATTTAATATCAATTAATGCTATTAATAAAACATTAAATTCTAAAATATATGGACATTTAGATTTTATTCAACACAACTTTATTATATATAATAAATATAGAACAAAAGAAAATTTATTTTATACAAATGAAAAAGACAGTCTAAATAGAATTGAAGTTAAAAGTAAATTAAATTATAAATATTATAGTTTATTATTAAAATCAAGATTTTGTGAATTATTAAATTATTATACGCATATTATTCCATTACGGGGAGAGAAAAAGTACCAACACTTTTTAGAATTTAAATTATTAAAAGAACCTTTTTTTAATAAAGAATTTAATGCCAATGATTTATTAGATTATTTATTAACATTAATAATATTAAGAAAATTATTACAAAAATGAATTGACTATTTTAAATATTTAAATATATAAAATATTTAAATATAAAATTACAAATTAAATTATAATGGTTTATAGTGAGGACTATTCATTTCAACCAAAATTAATATGTAGTAAAGGAAATATGTTATTAAGTGAAATAAAAATACCTAATAGCACCAACAAAGCATATAACTTACAATTTGAGTTTAATAATTTAGACACTAGTAAAGTAAATAGCGATACACTTTTAAGCACGGCAATTTATGAATTACTTGAAAAAGTAAATGTTGAATTAATTGAAAAAATATATATTTTGGATACAATAAATAATTGCGAAACGGATGTATGTATTTTATTAAAACAAATTGCCAAAGAAGTAGGCATTAAACAAAAATATGTCTTATTTAGAACTACTAAATATTCAAATAATTTAAATAAAAATATTACTTTTTACAATAAAGATTTAATATATGATCATAAAGACTTAATAGACACTTATTTAAAATCTATAAATTTAAATACTGAGAACTATGAAGCAATGACTTTCAATTTTGGGAAAACTTATATAAGTATAAATGATGAAATAACACAACAAAATGAAGTTACTAAATTAATAAATGTTAAATTTTCGATTGATTTTCAATTAACAATAACAGATGATTTGCCTATTTATATGAACAATTTTATTGGATTAATGTTTAAAAAAATGTTTTACAATTTGAAAGAATTTATAACTAATTTAAATTCATAATAATATATTTTTAATAATAATAACTTAATAACTTAGTATTTATTAAATTATTAAAACAATGGTATTCATTAATGTGTATATATTTTTACGAATTACAAAATTAATAACATTAGTTATGTGTGAAATTATAAAATTTTACACATTAAAATGTGTTAATAGTTTATATAAAATACCCAGTACCAGATTAGAATTAATAAAAAAAATATCTAAAAAATTAGAACAAGAAAATATTGTATATGTGAAAATATTTCAAGCATTATGTTTAGACAAAGATTTATTAGCTAGTGATGAGCAAGAATTTTTACTTACATATACAGATAATGTTCCATATAAAACTAATGAAATAGATTATGACTTATTAAATAAGTTAGAAGCGGAATTTTCAATAACTTTAAAAAGTAAAATTCCAATAAATTGTGGTATAGTAGGACTTGTTTTTGAAGGTACTGATTTGTCTAATAATAAAGTAATTATTAAAATGTTAAAAAAAGATATTTATGAGAGATTTACAAATGTTTTCGACGAGTTGCTATATATATCATATATATGCCAATATATTCCATACATAAACTCTCTCAAAATAACAAAATTACTTATAGATAATGAACAAATTTTATTAAATCAAATGAATTTTATA